GATTGCCTCGATGCAGTCCGCCACCTTGATGATTTTCTTGATCCTGGGGTCGACCGGGATCTCGGATACCCACCATGGTAGGGCGTCACCTTCCGCGAGCGCGATTTCCTTCTTCATGCGCGGGTAATCCCGCTTGAACTGACCGTTAATATCCCCGGTGAGCGATTCCGGGGCATCGTGGATCAGGGCCAGCTTGAGGATCCCGAGCATGAGATCGGTCTCGATCCCGAACCCGAGGTCCTCGGCCAGCGCCCAGGAGATGACCGCCACCCCGAATGAGTGCTCGGCCACCGACTGCGGGCGGTTCATCTTGATGATCGTCCACCTGTGGGTATCGAACAGGCCCATCAGATCGGCTGTCCGGTGGAACCTCTCGCGATCGCTCATGGCACCTCCCGGTCAGCCCGCTTCTCCAGCAGGACCTTGTGCAGCTCGTTCATGTCGGCAATCCAGCGGCGAACCTCGCGCTCGGTGGCGGTATCATTCCACTTGATCGCCCCATCCATGTTAGCGATGATCCTCTTGACCATCGCCAGCGCATCGGGGCCGCTCACTTGGGTACCTTGGGCATGGTGAACCTGACGTCCCACCACGGGGTCGACTTCCAGCACTTCTTGATCGTCTCGATCGGGACCCCCTGCTCCAACAGCATGCGCTCATCGATCCACTTGGTTTCCCCCGGGTAGACCGTCAGCTTGATCCCGCCGCAGGATGTCCGTTTGATCTTGGCGGTGTCCTTCATCAGCGCGATGATCTTGGCCTTGTCCTCCTTGTACGCCTTCTCGGCTGCGTTCTTGACCTTGCTGTTGTCGGCGGCGGCGAACACCCACACCGCGAATTCCTCGCTGGCCGCCAGTTCCGGGATCTCGGTGAAGTCTACGAACTCGGTGCTGTCATCGTCCGTGAATCCTGCCCCACTCTCGGTCGCGGGTGCAGGCTCGGTCGCGGGGGCATCCTTCCCCCGGTCGAGCACGGCGGTATTGGCCTCCTCGATCAGGGCGTTGATCTCCTCCGCCTCCATGTTCGCCACCACCATGACCGCGATCTGCGGATCCATGCCATCGCGCTGGATCAGATATCCGGCGACCAGCTCGCGACCCTTCTCGATCCGGTCCTTCTCGCTCGGCTTGGTCTTGCGCTCATGAGGTTTGGGGGCCGGTGCCTCCTCCACTGCCGCCTTTCCCGCCGCCGTTGCCTTCTTTCCCGTTACCGCCTTCGCGCTCGACTTCTTTGATGCCATTGTGCCTCTCCCATCGCATGGTTGCCCCATAGTGTGACACGTACCTCTTGCGGTCATGCTTCCATTCAGCCTCCTTCTTTGCCCGTTGCGTGCACCCCTTCTCGTGCGATACCAGGATGCTCACCGTCGCGCACGGCTGTTTGCAGTAGATGCACCGATACCAGATCCCGTCTCCGTTCCCCATGCCCCCCTCTATCTAGTGATCCAGCTCACCCCAATTGACCGCCGACCCGCTACCGGCATCGAGAGGTACCCGGTATCCGGGGGGTGCCGCCGCGAATAGCGCTGCCCGGATCTGGGCATCCATCTCGACCTTCTCCTCCTCGCTGAATCCCTTCCTCCTGAACATGATCGAATCGTGGACCTGCAGGATCGGGGCAATAAACTTACCGCGAGCCCACCAGTATGGCAATACCTCCCGCCAGATCGTCGCCATCCCGACCTTCATGATCGATTGCGCCCCCGCCTGGATCTTGTGCGAATGAGATTGACGGCCCGCTTCCGCCCTCACGTGCCGGAACGGGGAGTGGATCCCGGGCAGATATCGGATGCGCCCGCTCCAGTCACGAACATAGCCGTACGCCATGGCTTCACGGTGACATTTGTGCATGTATTCAGGCACACTTGGGCAGGCAGCCAGCCAAGTCTCAATCCAGGAGGCAGCTTCCTCTTCACTAACGATAATCCCCTGCAGCCGCATTTGATCCACAAGACCGGGCGGCTGGATCCCGGTGATGATCCCGAATCCGGTGCGCTTGGCGGCATCCCGCTTCTCCTTATTGACCTGCTTCTTATTGTAGGGCCGGGTGAGCCCGAACTTGAACATGCGGTCGGCGGTCCCGGTGTGGACATCCTCATCCGCCATGAACATCGAGATCAGGAACTCGTCGTTGGCCTCGCTAGCCATCCCGCGCATCTCGATCTGGTTGAGGTCCCACTCGACGAACTCATACCCCGATCCCGCAATGTACCCGATCCGGATCTCGAACCCCAGCTCGCCTCCGACGACAGCCATCAGATTCGGGCCAGTGGCGGACAGACGGCCAGATGACACCCTGGTGATCCGGAAGTTGCAGTGGATTACCCACATGCCCACCCCATCGACCTGCTCCCATACCGCTTTCCGGATCACGGTATCGCAGAATGAGGTCTTGGCCTTCATCAGCCCGCGGTATTCCAGGATCATGGGGATGATCGGGTGCAGGGCGCGGATCCCCTCAAGGACCTTATCCTGGGTGGATCCCCTGCGCTTCTTAATCTCGCCCGTATCCTTATCGACCGTCCCCTTGGTCTGCTTACTCGCCTGCAGGCCGTACCCACCTTCCTCCTCCGGCCGGAACAGAATATCCGCGACCTGATCCCCCGAGTTGGGATTCATCCAGACCCCGAATTCGCTCTTGATCTTCTGCTGGACCTCGATCATGCGGCGGGCCAGATCGGTCGATAGCCAGATGAAGTAATCGCGGTCGACCGGGATCCCGACCGCCTGCATCTTATCGACCATCGGGATAATCGCGTGATCGATATCGCCCACCTTCTCCAGCCGCATCGCGGCGTGGCGCTCCCTCAGGATCGGGGTAATCCTCTTGGTCGCATCGGCATCGCGGGCGGCATAGCGGATTGCCCGGTCGAGGGGGACATCATTGAGATCGGCCTCGCGCATGGGACCGATGATCTCCTCAACGACGGCGACCACCAGCTCATCGGTATCGGCCCACCTCTTTCGCAAATTGGCGGCGGTAATCTTGCTTGCCCGCAGCTCCTTCAGCGCGGACTTTACCCGGCGATCAATCTGGTGTGGCTGCTTGGTCCTCTCCTTCAGCTGCCCTGTTCCTTTATCGCGCTCCAGGATCGTGTACGATTCAATGTAACGGAATGGACCGACCCGTGCCGGGATCTCGTACAGGGGATCGTCGGGATCGTCCTCATACTCCACCCCGCCCTCGGTCAGCCCCTCTATCGTTTCGTAATACTCGACCGCAATCCGGTCCTGAGCATCCTGCACAATCTCATCGTAGCTGTCCATGAGCATGCCAGCATGCCGGAATGCGAGCGGCTTGAGGCCCTGGGGCTCAATGCATAGATGGTACGCCAGCACCATGGTATCGGTAAACGACCCATCCGGGATCGGGATGCCCAGCTCACGAAGGACGCGAAGATCATGCAGGGAATTGTGCAGAATAATGTGTAGGCGGCCATCCTTGATTCCGGCGATCAGGCAATTGTAGAAGATCCTGAGGGCGAGCCCATTCACTTTCCGGATCACGAATGCGGTACCCGGCTCGGTGCTGAAGCTCAACCCCCACGGCGATCCGGGGAGCCCCTCGGTATCTATCGCGACATCTAGTGGGTGGTTGCGCGACCCGCCCGCCAATTCACTGCGGATCAGATCGAGGTCGCCCCCACCATCCGTCAGATCGAGGTAGATCGGATCGGGGTAGCGGTCGGCCAGCTCCGGGTCCCGTGGCGTTAATCGCCCATCGAGGGTCGCCGCCAGCTGCGCGAAGTCGTACGCGATGTTGGCCTGGAGTTCGGTCGAGTGGAATCCTGCTGCCGGGTGGTAGATCGGGATGACCACCACCTTGCCGCCCCGGCCATTATCAAGCCAAGGGAGATTAACAGCAAATGGAATCCCGTGGACGGCTTCCATGTCCACGTCACCGAGAAAATAACGAGTAGATATACGGCCAACAGCGGCAATCCAGATCGGTCGTGCGGCATTCAGCTCCTCATGCAGAAGCGGTTCCCACATGGTGATGTCGTCGGGCAGAGGATCAGGATTCCCGATCCGGAATACCCGCCCGATATTGGTAATGAAGCAGCTGTCGGGATCGATCCCGTAGGTGTCGAGGAAGCGATCCAGCTCCTCACCGGACCGCCCCACGAATGGGTATCCCGCCTGATCCTCATCTGCCCCGGGAGCCTCCCCCACGATGGCAAGGCGGCGAGGGCAGGCACAGTTGGGAGGGAAGCCGCGAACGACCTGATACTTGGGCGGCAGAGGGGGAGATCCGTACCCACGCCATTCAGGGTGATGGTGGGCGACCCGACGCGATCGGTATACCCGCATTAGGCGCTCGCGGTCTTCCCTGTATCGATTGTATATTCCGCCAGCATGATCTCCATCGACGGGTAGCACTTGCGACCCTTGGCCCAGATTATGAAGTCCAGGTATCCCGAATGGCCATTAGCCTCGTGCGCGGCGGCCGATACCAGGAAATCCTCCTCGGTGTCCATTTCGAACAGCGGGCGGTTGCAGTGCGGACATACCGGAAGGGCCATATCGGGATCGCCATCGACCGGGAGGGTCGCGATCGAGTAAATCGACCCCCAGTAGGTGCAAACCGCCCCATAGACGACCCGCTTGTCGCGCCCATCATTATTGTCGTTCATGGCCACTCCTTCACGATCCTGGTGGCGTGCTGGTCCACCAGCTCGATCAATCGACGGGGCCGGTAATCCACCGTTCCCCCATCCGGGTGTATGAATCTGAGGGGGACAATCGGATGCTCGGCGTGCTGTACCGCGGTGGTGTCATCGTACGCGGAGAATTCGCGGAGTGCCTCGGTCCATCCTACCCAGAACCGCACCGGCACGGCGGTGAGGCGGTACTTGTGCATGGTGTCTCCTTGCCCTTGGGCCAACAAGTATAGCATACCCCTTGCCTAGTGGTCAAGATTCAGCCGGGGGTGGATCCTTAATCTCGAACAGCTCCTCCTCCTGGTAGCGCCAGCATCCTCCATCATCGATCCCGGCATTGGGTACCTTGGTGAACAGCCGCCCCTTGTAGATCACGAAATCGGGCGGCAGATCCAGGTCGACGGTGACCTCGGTTTCCATGTTGCCCAGCTCCCACAGCCTGAGGGCGATCACTGGCGACCATCCACGGCTGGACGCGATAGCAGGAATGGGTGCTCCAGCCGGTAGTGCCAGTACCCCTCCGAATCCGGTACCGACCGCCGGATCCAGGTATAGACATCCCCCTCAAATAGGATCAGATTGGGCGGGCTATCCAGCTTCTCAATACCCAGTCTGGTGGTAAGCACGTCCACCCTATTGTGCTTGTCGATCAATTTTACTTGTATCATGCGGCACTCGCTTTCCGAATAGCATACCGTGATTGAGCTTCTTCCCCATCGCCCGCTCCCGCCATCTGGCCTCCGCTCCACCTCTCGACCGCTGATCCTCCGTGAACTTGTGGATATTCTTGGTGTTGCCCTTCGCCACCTCTACCTCCCTTTCGTGATCCCTGGCTGCTTCATGCTCAGGGGATTGTCCTCGGCAAACTGCTCGTATTCCGCGATCCGCATGTCGATCAACTTGATCCGGTCTGGATCGACCCCATCCTCGATCGCCAGCTGCCGGTACGCCTTGACAGCCTTGATCGCCAGCCGATCCCGCCCCCGGATCACGAACAGGGGCTCATCGTCGGGGACGGGTACCCCATTACTGGTCTTGATAATCTGTATGCGGGGGCCGCTCCCGAGATCCGGCAGGTTGATCTCGGCGTGGAACATGTTGTCGATCCGCTTCTTAATTATCACAGCCCCTCCTTGGCCAGCTTGGCCTCCGCAATGTACTGATCCTCGAACCGCATCAGGACCTCGATGTTCCAGGCCGCCGCACCCAGTTCATCGTTACGCGGCTGCACCCCGGAATCGACCATCTCCTTCCACGATAGCAGGTGGACCATTAGGTGGCCGAATGTATCGACCATCGGGAGCCCCTTATGCCAGTTCCCCCGTCCGTATCCCAGATCCCCGCCATGGTACCAGTACCCGGTGCGCTCGTCGAGGCGTTCGCTACCCTTGAGCGCCCCGGTATGGATCTGGGCCAGCCGCCACAGGAAGCGTTCATCGATCGATGCGAAGTGAGGCATCAGCTGTGAACGCTTGGCCCCGCTCGGATGCACGATTTCGCTCATTGACCCTCCTTATGGCCGTCCAGGATGAATCCCCGGCCACCCCGCGATGCCAATCCGCCCTTGCGCCCGGCCTTCTTCGCCTGCTCGCTATCCCACTTATATCGGGTCCCGTATCGGGTGGCCGCCTGCCCGCCCTTACTTGCCATCTCGCGGCGCTTCTCCGGGCTCATCGCCGCGAACCCTCTTGGCTTGGGTGCACCTGCACTCTTACCCATCTCAATCCCCCCAGTCGGATCTTAACCCGACCTTTGGCTGGCGACTATCGAGCCAGCGGTGCCACTTGCGACTGATCCACAAGATTAACCTCATGCTGCCCCCTATTCCCATTCCCGTGTAATCTCCTCCACGATCTTTACTGCCCGGTTCTTTCCCACCGTGATCTTGTGCCCGTTGCGATCTTCCCCGACCTGAATCGCTGCCCAATCCTCCGCGCTGGCGTTGGCCATCTTGCGTATCGACTTGAAGCGGGCGGCGACCGGTATGCTACGGTCCCACCCGATATCCACAATCTCCTTGGCGACCCGGCGCACGACATTAGGCTTATGGAATGTCGCGGTCGGGGGCGGCGGCACATGGAACTGCTTGAGCGATTTGTGCTCATCGTACCCCTTCGCTGTCCACCAGGTATGCTTGGCGGCGATCCAGCGGGCGGACTCGTATTCATCGTAGGTCTTCACGATCCTGACCTGAGCGAATTCCTCCATCGATGTATACCAGTGTTCCAGATCGCGATACATGAAGCCCCGGCCGCCCTTTACAATCTCCACCCACCTGTCGCGGCGGAGGCTCTGCAGGATCCCGGTATTGCGATCGGCCCGGATCCGCCCCTCGATCAGGAGATAGATCCGGTCGTAATTCTGGGTAAGGCCGGGCAGTTGATGTCCAGCAAACCGCCCATCCCCGATGCAGGCCAGGAGATCGTGGATCTTCTTGTATTCCACCCCCACCGATGTCGTTCGCGCCCCCTCCCCCTCGCCCACCCATGCGGCGTCCCCGAATTCTAGCGATGTCACGGTGAACTCGGCTGATACCGCCCGCAGGTATGGGGCCAGATCGGCGCTGCCCGCCCGTCCATCCAACAGGATCAAGCGATGATCTCCTTGTGAATCTTCTCGCGATCGAACCCGGCCTGCTTGAGCGCCTCATCGAACTCCGGTAGCGGGACCGGGAAGCTGTCGATCCATGTGGATAGCAACCCATGTGTATATTCGTCCGGTATTTCATGGACGGTAAGGGTGGCCTTATTGGTGTCAGTGTCGTACATCCAGACGGTGGCGATATAATCTCGTCGTTCCCACTCGCTGTGCCCGACCGGGATATACAGCCGCTTGATCTCCAGGATCATGGGACCCTCTTGGTATAAATATCCTCAATCCAGTCGGCTTGCGCTTGTGAGAATACTGCCCGATCCCCGAAGCGCTCGACCTTCGCCTGCATGCTCTCGATGAACTCCTCCTCCTTGACGGTCAGGTTTACCCCATCGCGTACGATCCGATCGACCCACCCGACCAGCTCCTCCGTACCGGCACTCATCGCCCGCTCCCGTGCGCCCGCACCCATCCCGTCGATATGCAGTTGTTGGGGGCGGGACCGGTGGTGATCATCTTGACTGGGATCCCGAGCGCATCCTCCAGATCCCGGATATACTGCCCCGCACTGAGCATCAATTCTGGTATCAGCTCGGGGAAGTCGCTCGCGTGCGACATCTGGAATTCCGTGACCCCCGCCAGCATGGGCTCGATGTAGTCCATGAATGTCAGGCAGATCCACTGCGGCCGGTTGATCATGACCGCCATCCGTAGATCGTCGGTATCGATCCGCGCCAGCCGCCGCATCTTCTTGGTCACCGTGGTCATTTCGAACAGCTGCTTGAGTTCGCGCACGGTATACTCGCTGCACATGCCCAGCGCATCCCGGTGCAGCTCACTTGCCGCTACCCGATATTGCGATCGCTCGGCGGGCGACCACTCGCTCAGCCGCACCCGGAATATCCCATCCTCGGTCGGGACCTTGTATAGCCCTTCACTGCGGGCACGGCTGGCTGCCTGCTCCAGCCTGGACTTGAACTCGGTGATTGCTACCAGCGAGATCCTGGGAGCCTGACCGGCGACCGACAGCTTGGCGTTGACCTCCTCCGCCAGATCGGTCCACTCGATCTCGTTCGACATCGGGCCGGAATTCCCGGCGACCCGGATCGGAAAGGTGCGGCAGACCAGGACGATCTCGTAGGTGAGGGCGGGGGATAGGCCCGCCTCCGCAATCCAGTTGGCGGCCGATGTCATGCGCGACGTCGTGAATGGGTACGGCCCGATATGCAGGTCGAGGAAGGTCCCCTGGGTGCCCTCGATCAGGACCAGACTATCGTTGTCGATTGCCTGGTTCAGTAACCGCACGGTATCCCCGAACGTGAGGAACTCGTGCAGCGCCTTGGCATCCGGGTGATCCAGGAACAGCTTGTACCCGGCATTGCGGTTCCGGATCTTGGCAACGATCGCCTCGCTGCACCCCTTACCGGTGGCCCCGATCGAATGGTGCCGGTTGGCCTCCTTGCTCGCCGCCTCGGCTTCCTCGGTATGGACCCCGCACCTGGAATCGATGTATAGCCGGTGCCTGACATCCTGATCGGGCATCGCCTTGTTGATCATCTCGATCTCGCGGGCGAGTGTCGGCGGGTGAATGTAAGCCCCCGGGCCGATCACCAGTGCGGTATTCGGGTTGACCCAGCCGGTCGGGAGCTGTTGCATCGCGAATTTCTCGCCCTTGTACATGACCGTATGGCCTGCATTGATCGCCCCGGTCCGCACCGCGTAATCGACCTCGCGCTCAATGCACAGGTGGGCGGCGACCGCCCCCTTCCCCTCCGATCCCCACTGGCCGCCTTGCACGACGATCACCGGTCTATTCGCCATGGTACGCTCCATCCTCCACATCCTTGTACAGCTTGCGCATGGACATCATCAAGAGCATGGCATACCCGGCAAGCTGGGCCAGCTCATCGTACATCTGGCGGAGGGCAGTCGGGTCGGGGATGCCGTCGAGGAGGTCGGGCCGGGTGGCCTCGATCGCATGCTCGGCGGCCTCCCCCAGTTCCTCCGACAGGGTGGAGATCCCGCGATTGGGGTTACTCGTCGGCCGTCCATGCTTCTGTAGGGCGAACACCATCGCGGCGGCCATATCGATCCTGGCCTTCCACAGGTAGCTCTTGTCGATGTTAACCCCGTCCAGAATCGTGATCAGTTCCTTGTCGCTTTCAGCCATCTCATCCCTCCTGCAATTTGACCGCCTTCGCTAGCACGGTCAGTGTGAACATCATGTTGAACGCATCAATCTCGGTAACCGGCCGATGGAGATCCTCCTCGGTATACATCGACCGGATCTGACGGATGAACTCCAGCTGGAATTCATCGACCGTCATCAGCACCTGATCGTTGGCCACCTCGACCCCCCTTCACGATCTTATACCCATACGCCATTAGGGTATCGATCAACTTGGCCGCCAGCGACCAGTGCCACTGTTGCCCGAATCGATCCGGGAACAGCCCGGTGGTATCGCGCAGGGCGGCAGCGACCGCGATATTTAGGTTGGGATCCAGCGATCCGGGTTCCATGGTGGAGATCAGAATCTTGAGATCGGATCGGCGGACGATCACGGTATCGTTGATCCCGGAATTGGGGTAGCCATCGGATGCATCGGATAGCCGGTCGATCGCTTCGCTAACAGCCCCCATTATCCCCTACATTCCATCCAGAACTTCTGGCCCCACATCTTCTTGTTCTCCACCTCGAACTCCTTCCGCGACTCTTCCCCGGTCGCGTTGTTATCGCGCAGGACCCGGCAGGTCATCTTCCCGCTCTTGATATCGAACATGCAGAGCGTCTCCACGTAGTACGGGATGCGGGGAGCGCCGTCGATCCCGGCATCGATCCCGAACTCGACCCGGGCCTCCTTCCTCGTCTCGTTCTCCTTGATGAACCCCCCGGCCTTGGGCGGCTTCGAGATCGTCGTTGTCAGGATCGCGTTCAAGCTGCTGGCCTGGGAGATCAGATCGAGGAAGGCGGAATCGTGGGCTCCCTTGACTACGTTCCAGAAATCATCCGGCTTGGGGATCACCGGTGGGGCTTTGGCCAACTCACGCCGCTTCTCCAGGTAGGCGGCCTTACTGTACCCCGATACCGCCTGATACCCGAGATCCTGGGACCGCTCCCAGATCCTGCCCATCGATTCGACCGCCAGCCAGTCCCCCATCTTGCGCTGGTTGGCGATCGCGTCGTAGGCATCGGTGACATCGTTCATCGTCTCGCACTTGAAGTAGCAGATATTGGTGGGGGCATCCGGCCCGAAGCTCTTGAGCGCGGTCGGGAACTTGTTCTCGGTGTCGATCACGAAGAAGGTGGCGTCGGGGCCGATAGCATTCTGTACCCACATTGCCATCGATACCAGGGCGCAGGACTTCCCCGCCCCATCCTTGCTGGCGATCATGATGAACTCCCGGGTGGGGAGCTTCATCAAATCAGCGGTCGACTGCCCCATCTGTGGAGCGATCATGCGGACGACTGGGAGGGCCATTATCGGGTGCCCCTACCCTTCTGTCGCTGGCGTTCCTCTTCCAGACCGGCCGCGAAGATCACCGTCACCTCCAGCAGCTTGTTCACCAGACCGGTGATCGCGCTGTACAGTCTGATCCTGACCTCTTGCTCTTCCTGATCCTTTATCGATACCGACATGTGCCCTCCCTCTATTTGATCCAGCCGCGACGCTGGGCATGCCGCCACAGCATCGCCCAGTTCTCGTCGATCTCCAGCTGGGTCCACTTTGCCTCCCAGCCCTTGATAATATAGCCGCTTTCCGGATCGTGTGACCCATCGGCTAGCTTTTCCGTCCGATTGTAGTTCCCGTTGATGAACAGTACCCACAGGACCCCCTCGGTGCAGCCCAGCATCTTGCAGTAAGCCTTAAGCTGGACCCAATAGTGCCAGAATTTGTTGTCGGTGATTGGCTGGCGGCAGCTTTTCTTGGTGCACTTGGCCTCTTCCGGCCGCCCCAGCAGCGTATCGTAGGCATCCGGGGTCCCGATGATCCCATCGAGATGGACCTCCCCCGGGCGGATCAGCTCGGGACGGACCTGCGATTCCCGGTCCAGCCACGCCATCTCCAATACCCGCTCGAATACCAGCCCCATAATGAAGTTCATCCAGTTGGGACCGCCCTCGCGATCGTCG